AACTAATTGTTTTAACATCTCCGCAATTTCTAAACCCAAAGTACGGCTTTCTCGATTAATTTCGTTTGAGTCTTTTGCAAGTTGCACCGCATCTGGTATTTCTTCCGGCTCAAAGCTATCAATGTAGCGTGGAATATTCAGATTATAGTCATTGTCTAAAATAATAGACATGCTAATGTTACTAGAATATCGCTCTATATCTGCCCTACCCTTGTACGCTTTAATTACTTTTTCCACCTGTTCGGTGGTCATTACATTTTTATTTTTGTGCTTAACGAAATCTTTTTGCGCGTCAATAAATAAAATATCGGTGTTGGCTCGATTTTTCTTAAATACCAATATACACACAGGTATCCCTGTATTCGTAAACAGATTAGAAGGCAGTCCAATGACAGCATCAAGTAGGTTATCCTCAATAAGCTTACGTCGTATATCGCCCTCTGCCTGTCCTCTAAAGAGTACACCGTGTGGCAATATAAAGGCAGCTGTGCCAGAAGCATTTAACGAATAAAGCCCGTCAAGTATAAAGGCAAAATCAGCTTTACTCTTTGGGGCTAACTTATAGCCTTCAAAGCGTTCATCCATTTGTGGAATCCAAGATTGACTATATGGCGGATTGCTAATCACGGTATCGTATTTTTTACGTTCTAGCATGTCTACTTTAGCTACTTGGCCAAAGCCCGATATTGCGGATTCAACTCTATAGTATGCAAGCTCTTCATTGGTGAGAACGTTCTTCTCTACTACTTCTGCATCGATATTAGCCATTAATAGATTAAGCAACATAAAAGCTATCGCATTTTTTGAATACTCTTCAAGCCGTAGTGCCACGGTATTATCTGCCTTAAATTTGGCTAAGGACAACCCGCCAATCCCCGCGCACACATCGCGAACATCACCGCCCGGGGTAATGCCTCCCATTATATCTAGCACACATTGTGGCGTGTAATCTTGCATATAATTTTTTCTATCCGCGCTATGTTCTTCAAATTCAGCAAGTAACGCTTCATACGAATAGTACGGCTGTATCGCCTTTAAAAGTACCGAACAGGTATTCGAATCAAGCAACGCCTTTGTTAGAGCTGTAGGTATTTCGTGTACTTCACGAATATTTAATTCTTCCATAATCCTTTGTAGGATTGTCATAATCGTATCCCTCCTCCTCTAACACGTCGTCTCGTCCGTTTCTTTGGTGTATCGCCAGCCTTCACTACACGAGATGTATTCTGGTACGGTGTGTACTCTTCTTTACTGCTCCGAGCTTCTAAAGCATCAAAGTTTGGATTCATAATAGTAATAGCAGCTTGATTGTAGTTTCTAATATCGAATGGTTCATTTCTTTTACGCCCTGGTCGCAGTACCCATTGCTCTTTGAAATGGCCATTAACTAATTTAGACACTTTCATTTCTGCTAATAGGCCCTCGAAGTATTTCTTCCCATACCCTTTTTCATGATCTTTTGGAAAGTGGCAATACCTCGGCTGTCCTTTTTCTTGGTTCAAATCGCTATAAATTTGTTCCTTGCCCGTATCTACGCCAAGCTTAAATAATTTAGTTTTGTACTTTTTCAGCTTAGTAGGCAGACCATCAATCAGGTCTTTACCTGCACCGCCTACCCCCTTAATAGGGTACACGCGCTTATGCCATCTAGTTGAGCAGTACTTATATACCGATTGGGTCTTACTGCCGCCAGAGTCAATACACGTAACGGATACGCCCCTTTTTCGGCCGTCAGCATAAGACCAGGTACGGTTTAAAATAATATCGTCCAATTCTTTCCATACGGCATCATAGGCAGGGTCTCCATATAATCTGAAATATTGTATACCCCAGCTCTCATAATCTTTCCCCCAGCCGACGATTTCACACTCTAAGCGGTCATCTTGAGTATCGACACCACATGTTAAGAGTAGAACCCCATCCGGCAATTCTGCGCCGTAGTCTTCTCTTCGTTCATAGAGCACTTCAGACTGCAGTGTTTCTGTATCCTCTTCATAAGGAATACCCATTTCAGTATTGAAGAAGGTCTTAACGCCGGCCGTCCCGAGTTTGGTTGCTTCCTCGTATTTATCTTGCAATTTCCCCCAAGATGCCCAAGGAGAGCCAAACGCGTTCATGTGAAAACTTCGGCAATTGTACTTCTTTAAATTCTCCGGCGCTTCCGCAATCCATTTGCCTTCGCGGTAAAGTTTCTTCCACTCGAACTCTTCGGATAGTGTTCCGCAGTGATCACAGGCCAAGTAGTACTTACCCGTGTCCTCATCCGCGTGGAATTTATCCCAGGACGGATACACATATTCACCACAAGCAGGGCACTTAATGTGCCATACCTCTTGCGTACCACCTAGATACAACTTTTCTATACGGCTGGTACCTTTGGCCAACGGTGTAGATGCGTACACGTGCTTTCGATTGTAGAACGTATTAGTACGCTTTTCTGCCAGGCTCAAAGGGTCGCCCTCCGTCCCTGCTGATGCTGGGTAGCGGTCAATTTCGTCCGCTAATAATACACGAATTGGCCTAGATGCCAAATCTGCTGGTGCGTTCGCACCGACTAATGTCAGGTAACCACCTGGAAAGGTCTTATTCAATACCGTATTGCCACTGTCCCGAGATTTTACATCGGCCATTTTATCGTTCAGTACTTTCGTGTCACGAATAAAGGGAGCAATACGAGTTTTCGAAAACTCTTTAGCTATGTCTTTTGTTGGCTGCATGAACATAATCGGCGATGGAAAGTAGTCAATAAAATAACCCAACACATTTTTAATGAGCTGGGTTTTACCAATTTGCGAGCCTGTCATATAGACTACTTTTTCAACATCAGGGTCACTCACCGCATCAAGCATTTCCTTTTGATAGGGTGCCCTATCAGTGGAATACTTCCCTGGTTCGGCACTATCTTCTGTGGAAAGTACCACGTTAGCGTTGGCCCATTCCGACGCAGTAAACTTTGGCGGTGGTTTTAGGACACTGGCCAGCCCTTTAAATAGGTTGCATGTGTGCTTCAATCACCTTCACCTGCCTCGTCGTCATCCACGATGATGTCATCGGATTCATCGTGGAACATGTTCGGGTCATATTCAGACAATTCCGTTAAGCACTCATTTACCTCATCGAGAAGTGCATCTTGAATGACTAACAGATTCGTCTCTCCCAACACTTTAGGTGCTGCTTTTAGTGGCAACGCCTGGAGCTTACTTTTAAAGTTATTCAACATTCGATTCATTACGGCTTTAACTGTGTTCGAGCGGTGCAATTCTCCATTCATGATCTTCAGTTTGTTTTCTTCAATCATCCGTTTAGTTCGAGTTAACAAAGTTCGTTCCGCATCATATCCGCCTTCTCGTGCTTTCTTTTCGAGTTTACTTTCTCCGGTCTTATACGCAACAAATGCTTGTACTGTTTTCGCGATATTGTACTGTCCGCGTTTTTCCTTTTCGAATATACCGTCCTCGGTCAACTGCTGAACTCGTCGAGAGCTGATTCCGAGTACTTTTGCCACAATTTTAGATGATACTAATTCGTCAACGATTGTTACGTTCGTCACAGTCTCGCCTCCTTTCAAAAGTTGACCGATTTTGAAGCCGAACAGCAGTTCGGAAAAATAACTAACTAGCTATTCCGCGGGGTTCGGATGACCCACGGAAAATATTTTTTGTTTGGAGTACCTTTATGGCCCCCTATTTCGGCTGTTGCCCTAGCCCCCATACATGCCCCCTCGCCAGTGCTGTTTGCGTGAATGTTTCATCATATCTTTAGCAAAGGCTTTGGCTTTGCAATTACCTTTACTGCCAAGGACAATAGCATTAGCAGTACACTTATTACGTTTGTTATGTAAACAATCTTTAATATGGCAAGTAATATCTGTCATACTATTCTCTCCTTTCTATTGGCAGTCAGATTTTATTTGTAGGCTTAATCAATATCACCATAGGGTGGTAGTAATTTGTTATAGTTAAGTACTCAAGGAAATCTCTTACATTATGTATTGGTTGTAGTTAAACAAGGCTATTCTATTTTGTACGAAAACATCTCAAAGGTGTCGCGAATTTATTTTGGTATAGTTTGTTATTTGAAAGGATTACATTTGCATTACGAACAGGTACCCCCTATGATGATATTGATTAAACCTGCATAATACAAAAGGACGCCAAGTACATCTGGCGTCCTTTTCTTTTTCACTTCCTGTGAAGTTTCCCAACTTTCACACCTACAGTATACCACATGTCGATGTATCGTTTTGTATCGTTTTGTATTGTCAACGCTATTTCAATCTAGCACGTATACGTCCTACCTCAACCAGGGCCCTATCGTGTAGCTCGCCGCGTACCCTTGCCTCGCTATAGAATAAGATACCTGCTAGCTCTTTCCAACTCTTCCCCTGTACGTATCGCTCAGTCAGTAGGACTGCCAACTCATTCGGCCGTACTTGACTAATCACGTTACGTACTTCTGCTTTAATGGCTTTTAACCTTTCTATTTCCTTTCGTTGCAGTTCAACACATTGCTCAATACCAGCTACTATGCCCGATAAATCGCAGCAATGCCCGCCGGATATCCTGTCCTTACTGTAGTCCGTGGCGGATAAGGTATCTGCCTTACGTTCTATCTGTGCCTCAATATCACGCTTAATTGAATCTATGCGGTCATCAATTCGTAATATTTGTTGCATGTACTCTTTATCGGTCACTCTTTCGCCCCCTTGCAATATCTCCATATCTCGTACAGTTTGTATTGGTCCTCGTGATTACGGCTCACTGTCCATGGACTTTTACCTTCAGCATACACAAGCGCCTTACCGGTACCACCCCATACATCATCAATACGATAGAAGTGCCTATGATACCAATGTTTGTTATCATTCGATACTAACACACAGTCACCTTGTTTAAAGTGTTCCATTTCCCATCACCTCATTGATGTATCTATCCAAATACCACCGCGCTTTTTTTAGGTCTTCGAGTTTATCGCCCTTATACCCTGCTCGTGCGATGTACTTGATAACATTACCTAGATGATACGGGAGTTGTTGATCTTCGATAAAGTCAATCACTTCTATCTTCCCCCTCGTATAATGCGAGGGATGATTTACGGCATCATGTTTGATATTTCCATACATCTTGTCCATATGCCCATCAGTTGGTACTTGAACAGTTTCTTTGCTACTGTCTTCCTTCTGTCTATCTACTGTCTCTTTACTGTCTTCGATGTGTCTTTCTTCTGTCTTTTTACTGTCTACTGTAGTCATGTTTGCTTCCTCTTCAACTTCCTTCTTGGATTTATGACAGAATTTAATTGCACAATCAGGGCAATATTTACGCGGCCTGCCCTGTGGCTTTCTAAAATATTCAAACGGCTCTCCGCAACCTTCGCACTCTCTAACTTCTAATTTAGTACCGGCCGGCGGAGGCGTCATAACTTCCATGCACTCCGGACAATAGTCTTCTGAAGTTTTAACCGTAAACTTCGTGCCACACTTTCTACATTTTTTTTGCATAACTTACTCCTTATACAACTCTTTACGATATTTGATAGCTTCGAGTAGGGCATCTTGCCCTACTTCCTTCCGCTCTAATGCTTTCATCACTTGCTCATCCATCGTCCCTTTTGTTACTAGATGATGGATAATCACGGGTTGCGTTTGGCCTTGCCTGTGTAGCCTTGCATTAGCTTGTTGATATTGCTCCAAGCTCCACGTTAATCCATACCAGACGATGATGTTGCCACCTGCTTGTAAGTTCAAACCGTATCCAGCCGATGCGGGATGGGCCAGTAACATTTGAATATTTCCGTTGTTCCACTCGGTCACATCGTCATCGGTCTTTAATTCGACAGATTTTGGAAAGGCCTCTTTAATCGCTTGCAGGTCATGTTTGAAATTGTAGAATACTAACATCGGTTTTCCCTCATTTGTTTCTACTAATTCTTTTAACCGCTCCACCTTCTCATTGTGGACGATAATTGTTTCACCTTCATCGGTATAGATAGCTCCATTGGCCAGTTGTAATAATTTACCGGCCAATGATGCTGCATTGAGTGCACTTACATCGTCAGCATCTACTAAACTTAGAACGTGATCACGTTCCATTTCTTTGTAAAGCGCCCATTCTTTGGGATTCATTTCTACCGTGATTACGTTCTCAATACGTTCTGGCAATGTTAGGTAATCTTTAGCTTTTAAGCTCATACAGATATCTTGTATCTTACCAAATATCGCGGTATCTCCGCCGGGCAGTAATCGATAGCTATACACGATATGCCCGTTTGTTTTATCTGGCGTAAAATACCGAGTACGATATTCGGTAATTGTTTTACCCAATCGGTCTCCGCCATCTAGCAAGTACATCTGCGCCCATACATCCATTAATGTATTTGGTGCCGGTGTACCGGTTAGAATCACTATTCGTTTGAAGAAAGGCCTCATCTTACGCATAGCCTTAAACCGTTTGGCCTGCGGATTCTTAAACGATGAACTTTCATCGATAACAAGCATGTCAAAAGGGAACGGCTTCTTATGATAATATTCATACAGCCATTGTACATTCTCACGATTCATCACATAGATATCAGAATCGCTTTGAATGGCTTTGATGCGGTCCTTTTCAGGACCTAGCACAGAGGCTATCTTCAAATGGCTTGTTTCATTCCATTTGTTAGCCTCTTGCATCCAGGTCGATTCGGCTACTTTCTTAGGTGCAATAAGCAGCACTTTCTTAATATCGAATTGATCATACATTAACTGCTCGATAGCAATTAATGTAGAAACGGTCTTGCCCAATCCCATATCAAGTAACAGCCCATAGTGTGTATGGTCAATGATTCTTTGAATTGCTATCTTTTGATATTCGTGTGGATGAAAGTCCATATATCGCCCTTCTTATATCATCAATAAACAATGTAGCCCCTAATTTGCCGGTAACTACGGAAACGCTGGCACCCAGCTTTCGCATCCGTTCTATCTGCACGCGTTGATTGGGCCTTAATCGCCCTTTTTCATCTTTTAGTTCAGCGAACACGACTAGGCCACCCGGTAATATTATAATTCTGTCCGGCACGCCATCATTTCCGGGTGACACGAATTTCATATATATGCACCCCAGATTTTTGAGTTGATTTCCCAACCAACGCTCGATGTCTTTTTCCATGTTCTCACCTCGTTATCAATAAATAATCGGCAACAGGCCTCAGCCTATATAAAATCTGGCTTCATCGGAGTTGTGTTGCCGATGTTTTGTTTTTTTTTCTCGTATATATATATACGCGTATTCGCGTTTTTCACGTGTATACGTATACAAGCACTTATTCATATATTTATTATTTTTAATTAACAGTAAATAATAGAAAACATCGGCAACAAATTGTATTTAAGATAGATAACAACTAAGCCAAACGTGTTGCCGATTTTGTTGCCACATGTGTTGCCGTTGCCGATTTTTTAACTTATATCAAAGTTCATCGATGTATATGCGTGTATAAAAATTATTTCGATAAACATCAATATATGAAAATTACCTAATCGGCAACAAAAATCGGCAACACGATTATTTACGATTTTTAGCTATCGTTTTAGCCTTATTTTGAAGAGTGCTCGCATCCCTAATAAACGCTCTTTGAACGCCATACATCTTTCCAAATCGCATTTTACCAACGCTCTTTGAATAAGGGCTCCACCCTTTTATGGATTGCAAAATATCAATGATTTCTCTAGCCTTTGCGTTCTGCAGGTTCTTCCTGTCTCCCTCCATCACTTCACACCATATCTCAAGGGCACACACCCGCTCCCGCTGCACTGAACCACAATGATCGTCATCGCCATAATTCCTGATATAGTCGCGCCTATCAAAGATATCTAGCGACTCCCAATCTTCAGGTAATAACATCTCAAGGTATTCTTCAATGAGGCCTACGAGTTCACCACCTTCTGTGTGTGATAATTGGATTCTTAAGGCTTCTTCCTCAAGGTCTCCCTCGAGTACTAAGGATTCACCATTAGACCAGTAATAGTAAGCCTCCGCCCATAATTGGTCGATGTCATCTTGCGTTATATCCCAGGCGTTTTTCGTCTTACGATCTTTGTCACCTGTGATTGGCCAGAATCGGCGGTTACCGGTTCTGTCCTTGAGGAACATGAGATTATTAGTGGAACCGGCGAATACGCATTGGCGAGGGTACTCTTCGGTACGCCTGCCGTAAGGTGAGCGGAACCGGTCAGAGGTACGGCTGATAAAGGCCTTTACAATTTCATTATCGTTCTTGTAGGTAGGTGCCAGTTCCGCGAGCTCATTAATCCAAGAACCCTGGATTTGTTCAAGGGCATCTTTTGTTTTGATATCAACTAATGAGTTGTTGAACCATTTACGGCCTAATCGCTCCAAGATAAGGGATTTTCCTAAGCCCTGCGCACCGTATAATACGATAGCCGTATCGAACTTAACGCCAGGTTCCATTACTCGTGCGATGGCGCCGCACATCCATTTACGAGTAACAGCGCGAATGTAGTCAGTATCTTCGGCACCGATGTAGTCGATGAATAGAGTATCGACTCTACATTCACCGTCCCAGGTTAGACCTGTTAGGTACTCTCGCACAGGGTGAAATTTGTTAGCTTGTGTGACTTCCTGTAAGGCATCATCGATAATGCCTTTACCTTTGATAAGGTATTTCGTAGCAAAGTAATTACGTAAGCACGCATCGTCCGTATCAGTCCAGTACGGTGTCTCGTCCTTGCCACGCCACTGTAGGTCGTCAGTTACAACTAATCTATGCGCGAATTCGTCAAGACGGATTTTACCTTTTAAAGCAGGGTCGTATTTTAGAACAATTAAGCAGTTGAATACGTCAGACTCTGGTGTACCACGGCGGTCACGTTTGAGCTTTTCAAGGAAGTCTTCCTCCTCATCCGTGATATCATCAAAGTCCATATCGGCCATACGTTCCTTATCGAGCAAGATAGGAGCTGCGCCGTCTTCGTTGACAAAGTCAAGCATCGCCTTATAGCTCGGTAAATCCGTTACTTTGGTGCGCGGATCCGCGTCGGCATCTTCGGCGCCAAATAAGTGGATTCGCACTAGGTCAAAGGCATTAACGAGCTTACCGCTGATAGGGTCAGTGGCATGATTCGAGTATGCAAACGTGTCATTATCGTAAATGACAAGACCTGCTACTGAGCTGCCTTCGGTATATGTGTAACGGTCTTCTTGCTGCGTTGGTGCATAGACATTTGGTAGAAACTTATGAATAGCTTCTGTGATACTATAGCTCCTACAAAAGGCGCCTAGTAATCCTTTCTTCTCCAATGGATTACCTTGCTTTTTGGCCGCATCAAGGCGAATCTGTGACTCCTTACTTGATGTTGGCCAAAGGCTCGTATCACGCCAGTCTCTGTAGGTATTCAAATACGTATCGACTGAAATAAGCTTCCCCTCATTATGTTGGTATACATACGCAACATCTTTAGGGCAACTAGGCCAATACATAAGGCGTTCCGCTTGATGCGTTGAGGAATCGAAAGATTCAATACCAATATCATCAGCAATGCGTCTTGATACAGCCTGGTACTCATCAGGGGTCATCACTCTATCGGTAGGAATGATGATGCGGTATCGTGGATTATCAGGGGTATGGCTGTGCGTACTATATAGCACGTATTCCATATCTCCTAGTTCCAAATCAAGGTTCGAAATAAAATCCTCACTAGGTGAATCCGCATCAAGGGTAATCAAATATCTTTCTTTGACTTCCCCTCTAACTCGTCTACCATTATTGGGAATATAGCCACCTACGAAACCGCCCACATCTTTCCTCCGGCCCTTTTCGTCCTTAGGCATTTTAACGTATTCAGCTGCCGTTTCGTTAGTGACTGTTGGCGTAGATAATTTGTTGGCCAACGCACTCCAAGTCATTTTTTGAGACTTCCAGCTACGGGCGGAGCGATTTCTGCCCGTAGCTATGATGATATTTGTATCCATATTACATCGCTCCTCCCTTCGCAAATTGGATGTCTCTTATAAATTGGGGTACTTGTAATTTATGCTTCTTAACCCATTGACATACAGCATAATTGACATCGTGGTTATCACTAACACATCTGTTATTTTTTAGCTTGGCCTGGTGTATTTCAACAAAGTTATCTGTATCCTTGTTAGGATTAACTTCAATACATGCTACAGGCTTGTCACTTTTATAGACGCCTACTATAGCACACGTTCCAGCTTTTACCTTATCGACATAAGTTCCAACACAATTATTCAATTGCACGCCTAATCGGATGATGCCGTGCGTTGACTTGATCACATTGAAAGTTAGCCCTTCAACTGAATCTGCTAACTTTTTATGGCGTAAGCTCTGTTGCACTGGTAAGTTTTCGGCTTCTTCAAATTTAGATAAGCACACAATCTCGTCATGCAGGTCTTTAATCTGAATTCGTCTAGCCCAAACTTCCTTCTTCTTGCTTCTTGATAATCTAAGATACATATCAGATGTATCTTTAATTTCAGAATAGGAATCAGCATTTTTAATAAATAATAGAGTACGCCGCTCACCGTATTGGCGCATCATAATGGCTAGGAATTTTGTAAACATAAGCAAGGCTTGTTCGCTATTCCATATTGGCCACGATTGAATATATCCTGTGCCCCCACCTTCCTCTGCTACGAGGTCTGTAAAGGCCTTTTGATAATCCATACTTTTGAATATCTTGCTGGCCGTCTTAATGACTTTCACATAAAAGAAAGGACGTATTGACAGCAACCTTCTAACCCAGCGCTTATCCGGCAATTCATAAAGCTGTATTAGAGCTTTAATAAAAGGGGTCCCGGTACTTGTTAAGTCGGTAATATTTGAAGTGCTCACCTTGTCAGATCCGAAAGGTCTAAAATAGGTGTCGTAGTCTTTAACTAGGGTATCGTTTAAAGCTGGTGCATCTGGTGCCTGCATTTTCCATATTAGGTTATGGAGTAAATTATCAAGAGCCCCATATTTGGCTGATAATAAAACACCCTGCCTAATAGCCTTAACTCTGTAGCCTACTTTTTTAGATAACTTAGTAAAATAGGCTTCCTTTAGCACTTTGGCAAAAGTCTTTAGCTCGTTTTTATGCTCCGCTAATCGACAATTTGGAGTTGTTACAAGCCATCGTAAGGGTAATGACTTTGAATAAAAGCACGATATATTAGGCTCGATTTCAGATACTATATCGGCACGAGTGCGTTTCTTTTGAACCAGGAATACTTTTCCTTGTTTAAAATCAAAACGCAATATGTCGATAAGATGCGGTTTGTATCCGGGGTAAATCGACTGCATATCATTATCGACATACACTGTGTGGTAGTCGAATTTAACGTCTAATATTGATCCCCTATCGATGATTGAAAGTTCAATATCAAGCGGAATATTATCATTACTCGAAACCTCAGCAACACAATCATCATTTGTGTGAATGAGTTCACCACATTGCGGGCAATAAAACTCATTTGACATATAGGGGTCTACGATTTTGCCCATACCGGATGACACGGAAGGCCACAAGCAGGCAAAGGATTGCCCGCAATCTACGTGGTAATGTACAGCAGGTGACCAAGAGTTCACTTGCTTGCGCCGTACTAGGTCATACAGCTTTTTGACTGACAAACTAAATAATACCTTCATAAGGCGCTAACCTCTTTCTTATAACAAATCGTCTAAATCGTCTTCTTCATCAACTACAGGAGCATCTTCAACAGGAAGGACTTCCTCTACAGGAGCTTTCTTTTTAGTAGTACGCTTACGCTTAGGTTTTTCAGCGGGTTGCTCTTCTACTTTAGGAGCGTCATCTACGGCTGGCGTTTCTTCAGTCTTTGCGGGCTCTGCTTTTTTACCGTTGAGTACTTTAAGCCCTAAATCACAAGCAGCAATACAGCCCTCGCAGTACGCCATAGCCGAGTCTTTACGTTCGCTAGCCGGCGCGTTTTTTACTAATTCGTATAAGCTATCAATGGCTTCGCGTTGTTGTTTAATTTGTTCTTTGTTAATCATAATGACTTCCTCCTAGTCTTTCATATAATACGGGTTTTCAAACCCCGCTGCGTTTAATATAAGGCCCTCATTCCAGGGCTCAGGTTTACACATAATGTCTATGACTTCATCTAAACTGCCTTCGCCTATTGGTGCTTCGATTACCACTTCATCGTGGATATGGGCTACAATCTTGTACCCAGCTTTTGCCAGTCTTAGCATTGATGCTGCCAAGCAATCTCTTGCAACGGCTTGTACAATGTTTTCGACGAGCTTTCCGCCGTAGGTTTCAACTCTACCCCATGTATTCTTAACCTGATCCATGCCGTCATACTCAATCGATTCACTACCGAAACGGTTGAGCCCTATTCTAGGTCTTGCATAGGCAAGTCTACGCCCAGACGGTAACTCGATAAACATAAACCCTTTCGATTTAAAAAATCGAATATTACCCTGCCTAATTCGTACAGGTTCGCCCGTCTTTACAACTTTCTTGGCCGCGGTATCCGCATCTTTCCAAAAGTTCGTAATTCGTGGACTAGCTCTTCTCCATGCTTCGATGATACCTGGTAGTTCCTTCTCAGGAATTTCCCCTTTTGAGTCCATTGATTTCATGGCTCCTACGCCACCACCATAGCCCAGTGCCAATTCTGCAACCTTCCCCTTTTGCCGTAAGTGCCCATTCACGCCGTGCTTTACAACAGGAACGTGGAACATACTAGACGCGGATGCGCAGTAGATGTCGCCACCTTGTGCAAATACATCCTGTCGCCACTGCTCGTGAGCGAGCCAGGCAATAACGCGGGCTTCAATAGCACTGAAATCAGCTACTATAAAGCGGTGCCCTTCTTCGGCTACAAGAGCTGTACGGATAAGTTGCTTAATCACATCACCAGGATTTCCATAGAGTAGGTCTAGCAATTCTACATCTCTACTTTTAAGAACGTCCCTAGCTGTATCTAAATCTTCTAGGTAGTTACGCGGGAGGTTCTGTAGTTGTACTACACGCCCCGCCCATCGTCCGCTTCTCATAGCGCCGTAAAACTGAAGCATGCCATGGATACGCCCATCGGAACATACTGCATTTTTCATGGCCAAGTACTTTTTAATGGAAGAGTTGCCCAGGACCTGCCGGTTCTTCAGCACAGTACGCACATCGGAAGGAATATCCTGTGACAGTAGATTTGATACGTCATCTTTTCGCATCGTTTCGATTTCATAGCCAAGGCGATTTGATAACCAATCCTTAAGTTGCAACGTACTATTGGGGTTATCTAGCCCTGTTAGTCGTGCCGATGATGCGGTGGCCTTTTCTACTATTTCATCGTTACATTGAAGCGCTGCATCGACGAGGTCCATATCTACCTTTACACCCCTCCAATTGATGTCTTGATCTAGTAGCCAATATTCATGTTCAATGTCAGGCGGTTTCAATGAAAGCAGGCGTTTACGAATGGCCTTTTCAACCACTACGTCCTGCCTGTTGTATTCAATAAATTCCGCCCATTTGTCGGGCGCATCCTCCGGCATATTCCGTGTCTTCGGATTTGTCTTCGTAGGCTTACGCGGAACGGAGAAAAATTGAATCAATCGTTTACCCCGTGAATCCTTGGCTTCTCCTAATCGTAAAGCCTTAGACACATTATCGAGGCTCGCAGGTAAGCTACAATACAAAGCAAGTACAGAGGTACATTCCCAATTCGTGAAGTCCGCATCAGGGAAATACTTTTTAAGGCACAACATTTCGAATGCTGCGTTGAACGCGGTCTTTGTAATTTCTTTATTATACAAAGCGTCCACCACCCTTTCGGGCAGTGGATTCTTTGTCATATCAATTACTTCGACAGGTTCGTTATCAAAGCTATAGGCAAAGAGCAGTATTTCAAATGTTGTATCGTCAACGTATCGCTGCGCCCCATATTTAATAGGGCAGGCGCAATAGGTTTCCACATCAATACTGAGCTCCATAATTGCCTCCTTAGATTAAATCGTCGTCATCGTCTAGGTCGCCTAAATCGTCGTCGCCGAAGTCATTAGCAGATACATGTACACCGCCTAGGCGTTCGCCATCTTTGACTTTACGGATACCATTTAGACCAAAGCCTACGCCTTTCTTACCGTTGAAGTTGTAAGCAAAAACGGAAAGTGCAACTTGCGCGTATACACCAGAGTAGATTTCTTCTTCGATATCAAAATCGTCCATCTTGATTTTTTCACGATTAAATACGATAGGTTGCTTATCGCTGTTCGCGTTAATGAAGTATTTACCAGCATATGTTTCGGGTTGGTCAACTGCCGCTTCATCAGTATCGCCGTCACGTAAGTTCAATTTGAGGTAGGCTGCTTTGCCTTCTACCTTAGCAACTGCTTTTGGATCCGCTTTGAGTTCTTCAATCGCACGTTCAAATGCTTTGATAGTCTTCTTATCTGTTTTATCGATAATGATTTGGGAACTATATTTTGCTTTACCATCATCATTTTTACGAGGTTGTGCGATATTTGCATAAGAAAGTCTTACTACACCAGTTGTTAATTTAGCCATGTTACTGTCTCCTTATTTCTTAAATGGGTTACAATTATGTTCGAACCCTATTACCGTGTTAAATAAATTATCTAATTCGTCTTCGATATCAGACCTTTCGTCATCTAGTTGAATCCACTCATCGTCTTCTTCCCAAGAATATTTCGAAAGGTCTAATTCAGTTTTATAATAGTCTTCTATCGCCTCACACTTAGCATCTACTGCGCAATAGCGAACGTGTAAGCTAGTGGCATAGGCAATAGTAATTTGGTAAAGCTCGTCGAGGTAATGCCCCCGTTCATGGAGCTCTTTTGCGATAGCCCGTACAGATGTCATTTTTCAATCTCTGCCATTAGCTTCGCTACTAATGCTTCTAGTTTAGAGATACGGCTTTGCGCATCCTTCGCTTCAGCTACGTAATCGCTACCTTTACCAAATTTGAAAGATGCGCTGACACTGTACATGTTTTCACTTCCGAATGTACCTGCAATGCCTAGTAGTACTTTTTCATTAGGTCTGTAATACAAACCTAATGCTACTGCATTGGCATTGTGGTAATGGCCATATGCAATAGATGCGCTGAATTTATCATCTTTGTTGAATTCCATAGGATGTAGGCCAGCTAATGCAGCCGCACCTGCACCTACTTTATTTACTCGTCCATCTAATCGGCTAATGTCTGATTTTAAATTTGTTAAAGCATTATGTGTTTGATGCTCTAGTACATCAATTCGTTGCTCATGATTTGCTAAGATACGATTGTGTGCATCCATATCTTCACTCATTGTATTAATGGCATCATATGCAGCATGTAGCTGTGATCCATTTACCGCATCAGTTGAAGATGCATCTATACGGCCTGCAGCAACGTTCTGAATTTGTCGAACATAATGTTTTACACCACCATATCCTGCACGGTCTTTACTACCAACGCTTACTACTGATGTTGCATCTGTACCAGCAAATACATATGTTGTATTATTTACCTTCGCTTGTAGTTGATTAACTGCATCATCTGTTACACTATTCGTTCCTAGTGCAACACTATTTGCCTTATCCGCGATTGTATTGTTTCCGAATGCGAGTGCATCAGTAGCTAATGCTTTGGCGTGTGTGCCAAAGACGAGAGCACCTTGGCCAGTTGTTTCGGAGTTAGATCCGAATACAAGCTGTTCTTTTTGCGTCCCGATTTTATTGTTGTAACCTACTACGGCGGACTGGCCACCTGCTACGGTGCCATTGTTAGCACCGATTGCCACGGAGTTTTCACCAGTCACATTATTGGAACGGCCAAAGGCCACACTAGATTCACCAGATACGAACGCGCCATTGCCGATGGCTACACTATCATAGGACGCCGTTCTTGCTTGGTTACCAATCGCTATGGTGTATTCAACTAGGCTTTCAGCGTGACTACCGAAGGCGAAGGAATTACGACCTGCTGCAGTAGCATTATTACCACCTGCAAACCCATTTTCACCTGTTACAGTATTATTAGTACCAAATGCCAACGCATTATTTGCGTTGATATTATTTTGGAATCCCCATACTGCGGAGCTAGTAGAATTCGTAGATATGGTATTGTTTGTACCACCTACCGTATTATTGCTAGTTGCGCCGGCTACATTGACAGCCAGCGCGGAAATCGCGAGTACCGCTGTTACTGTTTTATTCATCGTGTTTATACCTCATCATCAAATTCATTCATCATTGTTTCAACTGTATTAATTGCAGGGCGTTTATCGCTGTCCGGAACAAGTGTCGGCTTGCCTTCGGGCTTGTCGATATACGCCTCTAAGTATTCTGCGATGCCCTTTTTACCAAGAACCTTTTGCAGATTCGTGATACCTTCGAGTTCACGCGGTTTAAAAATGTCCTCTTCCTTGTAGCCATTATCAAGTAATGTTTTAGCCGCGGCCTCAGGATCCGTGATAGTACGTCTTGATGTACCTTCCACTAATTTATATCCAGGCCATTGCTTTTCACCTGATAAGGCTTTCTCGTAGGCAAAGTCGTAAACACCTTTAATCCATTTTGTGATTAAGTCTTTCATCGCTAGGATGTCAGATACTTCGCTGTCCGTGAGTAATTGATTGAGCTTGCCCCCATCCTTATAAAAAGCAGTAAGGCAAGTATCAGCTAATGCCCGGCAGGTGTGCCGTGCTTTACAGAAGTTACAGTAATCGCAAGGCGTACATTCGCCCTCACCACGAAAGGCACGCTGTGCGATTGGTTTGATTTCTTCACCCCAATCAAGCAGTTCCTCAAGGGCCATTTCATCGGTAGATATGCTGTCCAGTCTAGGCTGAACGATGGTCATACGGACCGATTTAATGTCATACAGGAACTCGTTTATGTCGTAAGCACCCAACGCGTAGAGCCTCATTTGTGTGTTTTCAATGGCACTCACTGGAACGCCCTTGCCGTACTTCAGGTCAATCACTTCCAGGATGCCGTCCGCTACGATTACCATATCGCCTGTACCAAAGCCATCAGGTACCCACCTAGAGAAGTCGAGCCGTGCTTCAATCATGGCTTCCGCATCAGATGAACGGGCGCGAGACTCGTTCACCTTTTCTTCGCAGATGTCAACATATCGGTTAACGGCTTCTATCATTTCAGTAGAGTAGTCATCAAGCTTAGGCGCCTTTTTGCCCTCCAGCTTATGGCGCAGAATTGATTCTGCCAGGTCGTGTGCTATCGTACCTTCCGCAGCATAGGGCGATTGTTCATCAGGGAACATCGCTTCTAATCTTGCCGATGGCGTACATACGAGCCACCTAGCGCTACTTGATGCACCTAGTAGGGCGTGTTTCTTAGCCACGACTAGCCACCCATTCCATGATTTGGATGCGTTGCGCATCCGTAGCGGATGTTACCTTTTCAGCTCCGATGCTATCTAAGAAGGCTTTGAATTCTCCTTTTGCTTTCGTTTTGTCAGCGGCTTTTGCCATTACGTCTTTCACTGCTTCACGAGTTGCTTCAAGGCTAGGAATTTCCACTTTAGGTTCTTCAGCTTTTGCTGGTTCTTTCTTAGGAGCAGATGCTTCTTCTTTAACCGGTTCAGCTTTAGGAGCTTCCTTCTTAGCTGGTTTAACATCATTAGTTGTCCAGTTTTCTACTTCTTTAACAGGAACGCCTACGATGGATTGGTAAAGGTCTTTCACTTCTTGTTCTAATTCAACTGCTTTATCTACGGTAATTTTTAACTCGATCATTGTTTTATTTCCTTTCGGTTTAACGATGTGATATACTCTAAATGGATGTTTTTCTATGTGCCCTTTACGCATTGCCGTGCGTGAGGGCATTTTTTTTGTGCCCAAGCATTCATCTGGAATGCAGTACTCTTTATTTGGGCACGTCGTACAATCTTGCAATTTAATCACCGCCCTTCAGCGCACTTAAATCTAATGTTGATCCCTTGTCAGTATTTTGCCACTCATAAAAGTCAAGTCCTGACGATTTTAAAATATCGGCAGCTGCTTTACCTCCAGGTGCGGCATCGATAACACGACGCGCAGATTGATAAGCGTTCTCTAACTTTTCAAGTTTTTCATCATACGGTCTTGCAATTGTATAGAGTAATTTAATCTCATCTTTTGGGCTATCGATTCGCGCCGTCCACAAATTGCTTATCATACGGTTTAACATCACATCACAAGAGACAAGACTTTTTTTGAATGTCGAGCCGTAACCTGCTTTTTCTAGCGCGTTTGCAACCGATTCTGCAGAAGATAATAAATCTTTAAATTTTACAAATAGAGAGCTTGATTCTACGGCGTTTCGCAAAGCTTCTGTTCGTGCGTTTTTCAAAGGCTCATACCTTTTCAAATATTCACTACGGACAAAGTCACGAACTGCCGATTTTGTAATGTTTATTTTTGGCATAATATTCTCCTTTGTTTTACGGGTTGATGTATTTCTTTACATTTTTTACACACGGCGCGCGGTGCGCCTGTCGTAAAACTCCAATGATGGTAGGGGCCTTTTAGCCTCTTATTGCATCTTGTGCAGCGCTGATTTCTCATACGTACTACCCTTAAAATCTATAATAGGTAGGGCTTTGTAGCCGACGGCCACGCATTAATTTACGGCGTAATCGTCTGACCTTGATTCTGTATTCGGATATCATCCAAGCCATGAATCCACATAGCACTTGAAACAGGGCCTGTGCAAAGCCAATACGGTCAAGTTCTACACTGCCTACCGTACCGATTATCATCAGTAGGCCGATTCCTTTAAGCATCCCGTTCATACGATGTGCGCCTCCTTAAATGCTTCATTAATCTTCTCTTCCGGCCAGCCCAGTGTGTTGGCCAAGTAGAATCGGAACCCTTCTCTATCAATTGAAAAGGTGCGTCCCTTTTTGCCTTCCGTTTGCCAGCACTGCGCAAAGGGGAACTTATCTCTTGCGATACATTCACGTATCGCGGTCATAGTTCTTCCCAATACCGTGGCCATCTGGCACACGGCAATTGTTTTAGTTATCATAAGTAACTCCTTCCTACCAGTGATAAGCAGTGATTGCTGCCACTATGATGATAAAAATACTAACAGCCGCAGCTAAGCTAAGAGTTAGCATCCAAAGACAGATGCTTATAACGGCTTGAATGTCACGCTTTTGCATTGTACTCGCCTCCATTCATGGTCTATCAAATTTAGGATTGTAGTAGTCAGTTTCCCAGAAATCGTTGGACTCGTCTCGACTAACTCCGAGTGCATCGCAAATATCACCAATCGTTGATAATCGTACTGATTTACCTGCAAGGGCACGATTTAACGTATCTCTTGAAATCTCCGCCGTCCGGATTAGGTCAGCTTTTGACATCTTAAGTTCTTGCATACGTTCGCGAATTGCGTCGCCGTACATTCTTGTTGTAAATTCTTTTTGCTTCATAACACTGTCCTCCCTTTTATTGAATCTCTTCCTTCGATAATTTTCGAGTAAACTCGAACACTTTGCCAAAAAAAATTAAACCTTTAGGAATATGATAGATTTCTTCTATTTTACATATTTTTGCATACGGAACATTTGAGCTATCTCGCTCCCATCTTGCTAGTGTTTGCGGATGTACGCCCAGTTTAACAGCCGCATCCGCCTGGGTCAATCCTGCGTTTACGCGTGCTGCCTCTAAAGTAACAAGGTATTGCTTCATATATTACACCTCCATTCTATTTCGAGTTGCCCTTGACTTGATTTAAGTTTAACTCGAATTCAATCGAATTTCAAGGGTATTTATATTTAAGTTTATGTAATATTTACTTATTTTTTTAACAAATATTTTATATAAACTCGAAAATATTATTGATTTTCTCGCATTAATACGATAAAATAACGATATAAACGGACGATAATTATTAATTTTTTATTAATAAAAAGAGGTGTTAATTATGGCAAGGCCTGCATCAACTGATTTTGATAGGGAAATAAGGAGCCAGGTGGCTGCTAATCTCAATAATCTGTTGCGAAAAAGAGGATGGACAAAATCAGATTTATCAAAAGAAACAGAAATAAGCCCGTCTACTTTATCGGGATATTTTAACGAAAAATACAACATCACTCCTGGCAATTTGCAAAGAATAGCCGATGTTTTTAAAGTAGAAAAAGGTGATATAGATCCTAGATATAAAATAAAAAAAGAGAATACACGCAAATTTCTCTCTGGATATTTTGAGACAACAAACGCTTTAGCCGATGCTATAAATCGTCGATCATGGTATCATTCAATAGGTGCTGATGATGACTCCTCCGATTCTTCTCGAATGCCTCTTGCCCTTCGATCTATCCGGGAAGTAGATGATGATCATAAGTTAATATTTACATTACCCACAACATTTAACTCTCCTAATTCTTTGGCAAAACGTAAAGCAGTCGTTTCTAAGTCGCCCGCAGAGTTAAATCTAGATGGAGAATTAGATAAATTTACTTTACGCACAGAAGCAAGAATTGCCTATGCGCTTTTATCACAATATATAGAGACCGCAAGTCAGCTTTTATTAATTCCTGAAAAAATTAAACCTAGCGAGGATTTGCAAAGTTTTTTAACAGTTGTCGCAGGAACAATTGCTGTTGCGGAAAATATAAAGAAAGAATATTCTGAAATCTTAAATAATCCTAAGAACGACGAATGATATTTTTATACAAAGGGAGATAAAAAAATGAAAAAAGTGTTAGTAACAGGGGTTTTAATTACTGCTTTATGTATTGCCGGCTGCGGAGGACCTGTTGATAATATCAAAGATGCAACAGGTTTATCAAAAGAGCAATCTCAGCAAGTACTTACCGAATTACAAAGCGTTGGGGTCACTGAGTTCGGTAATGTAAATAAAGTAGCAGACCAGCAAGGCGTGTATTACATTGTTGATGAAAAGTATGGCCAAACATTCTTCCGCATCAAGGATGATAAAGTTAGTGAAATCGAAAATAGCTTCTCTACCGTTTACAAAAACGGCCAAAAGACAGACGATATTAGCAAAGTCTATATTAGTGATCAACAAAAAGCAGCGTATCAAGTGGCCGCTAAAGATGCAGTATCCGCTCGACTAAAGGCACCATCTACTGCTAAATTTGATATAAAACAAGTCATTCGTTATGATAATAGCGTTACCGTTCGTGGCACGGTTGACGCACAAAATGGATTTGGCGCAATGGTTCGTGGTATGTTCTTTGTAAAAATCAAAGCCGATACGGGAGAAGTAGACTCCGTCAGCATTAATAATTTCTAAATCACCCCTTGCACAGCGTGATATAATAAAGGTACCAGTACCCATCCACGCTTCAGGGTTTAACGACCACAGCGCACCAGGATGGGTCTTTTTGTTGAAAAAAGCCAGTCATTATGCGGGTTGCTTCGAATTTGTTGACGTCAACAAATTCGGAAATATGTGGGCTTCGTGGTAAAAAAAATAAGCCCTCACCGCAGTGAGGGCCTTTAAAAATATCATACTTTAGAGGTACTCTATTTTTACTCCACAACCATTATAGCATACCTCTAGGGCTAATCACTATACCAAGGAGGAAATAATATGGCCATGAAACGTGCCAACGGAACAGGATCCGTTTATAAAATGAAACATAAGGCTCTACGCAAGCCGTATCGAGCCGTGGTGACCCTTGGATATGACTCCGAGGGTAAACCCTTGCGTAAATCAATAGGCACCTTTGCAACGCAAAAAGAAGCGTATAATGCCCTATCGGCTTATGACGCCAACGCTCCGCAATATGAAGTCAAGGATACGACCTTTGGCCAATGTTGGGAATGGATGATTGAAGATAAGATACGTAAAGGGGTTATTTTAGAAAAAGGCGGCTATCTTTACAATAAAAAGAAGGTTGAGCATCTACTAAAAACACCTATCAAGGATATAAGACTCGCACATATGCAAGACGTCATTGATAGATATGCGGATAAAAGCCACACAACCTTAGTACAAATTAAAACTGCTATGAAAGCAACTTTTGACGCTGCTATCAAAAATGATATTGTCGATAAGAACTATGCTGCGCTTGTAACGCTTCCACAAAAGGTAAAATCTGAAATCCATAAACCTTTTACACCTGTTGAGATATCTCATTTATGGGAGCTGGCAAAAACAGACCGGGATGCTCGTATATTATTGGTGTACATATACTCTGGAATGCGGCCAGGTGAAATCCAAGGCATTAAACTAAAAGATGTTTATATTAAAGATAGATACATGATTGGTGGCAGTAAAACTGCAGCCGGTAAGAATCGCATTATACCGATTGCAGAATATATCCTACCATTCATTAAGGAGTGGTATAAGTTAAGTAGCTTCCAACGACACGAATATTTACTTCCAAAAGATACTCCTAAGCATTTATTAGTAGCTATTCGCAACTACTTAAACAAACACTTCCCTGGGCACCTCCCGCACGATGGACGACACACATGCGCCACCCTATTGATTCATATCGGTGTATCTGAAGCTACGACAAAAACAATATTAGGTCATCGACATTCGGATGTAACAAATCAAGTATATATCCACAAAGACGTGTCTGAATTAGTAGCAGCAGTAAATAAATTACCCGATAAGGATAGCCTTTTATGTGAGGATTATGTGTCTTTAACTTTCGCCAAAAGTTGAGCAACGGTTGAGCAACCGAGTTGATTTTAAAAAATCTAAAACGATTTGTAAATAAATAAAGCCGGTAAATACGTATATTTACCGGCTTTATAGGTTTATTGTATCTGTTTATATAACATATAAAAGCCTGTTACGGCACCGACTAAGCCTAGAATAACCATGCATAGTGGCATAGTATCCATCCATGTATCCAGTTTATATCCTATCCAGATAAATCCACCGATACAAAATAGAAGGGTCAGCCCTGCCGATGTAGCCATCGCCAGAGCTTTCACCATATCCTTATCCATATTATTTACCAAATCGTTCTGGTCGATTAGCATCGCCTAAGAACTCGTGACGCAACGCTTGTAAAATACGTTCAGATGCTTTGCCATCACCATAAGGGTTAACGGAATTTGACATTGTCTTATAGGCTGCTTCACTGTGTAATAGCTCATAAGCAGCTTCATATACCGCGTCTTTATCAGTACCTACAAGGCGAACTGTACCAGCATCTACAGCCTCTGGTCGTTCAGTAGTATCGCGCAATACGAGAACTGGTTTACCAAGAGCAGGAGCCTCTTCTTGAATCCCACCAGAATCTGTAAGAATTAAGTAAGACTTAGCCATCAAGTTTGCAAACGGTTCATAATCTAGAGGATCGATGAGCGTTACGCGATCCACCTCGCCTAATTCCTCTTGAACCACTTGACGAACCTTAGGGTTTTTATGCACTGGGAATACCACTTGAATATCGTCAAAATCATTCAATAAATCACGAATGGATTGATACACATGGCGCATAGGTTCACCAAGGTTTTCACGACGATGTGTGGTAACAAGAACTGTACGCTTAGTTGTATCTAGTGCATCAATTACAGTATTACCAGTAACATAAAGGTGATCAGTATTAATATTTTCTCGTTTTAAATTCGCTTCAGAACTAGCGGTAGGTGCAAAATGATATGTTGCCAAGGAACCTGTTAATTTGCGGTTCATCTCTTCTGGAAATGGAGAGTAAATATCGCCTGTACGAAGGCCTGCCTCCACATGACCTACTGGGATTTCTTGGTAAAAGGATGCCAACGCACCTGCAAAGGTTGTTGTCGTATCACCATGAACGAGTACTACATCAGGTTTTGCTTCTTCTAAAACGGATTTTAATCCCATCAATGCACGATTTGTCACATCGTACAACGTTTGACCTTGGCTCATGATATTCAAATCATAATCAGGCGTAATGTCAAACAGGCGCAACACTTGGTCGAGCATATCTCTATGTTGTGCTGTTACAGTTACAATTGGCTCCATATCTGGTGCCGCTTCTAAGGCTTTTACTAGCGGAGCCATTTTGATTGCCTCTGGTCTTGTACCAAAGATAGTCATCTCCTTCCACCCTCCCCCCCCCCCCACAAAAAATAATAAAAAAGGGGCGCCCTGCGCCCCCCTACATTGGTTACTCTTTTTTAGAGTCATCATCTGCATGCTCTAATGCTTTTGCCAATTCTTTGCGATCAAACGAAATAGTTTCATCTAAATTGCTACGTTCAATTGTAGGGCGAGGTAAGGGATGTCCCGCCGCATCACTATGTGTAATAACACCCAAGCGACGAGCCACATAGATACTACATAGGAAAATGGCTAAGACTAGTACGCAACCAATCCAAGCATTAACCTCTGCAACGATAACCGAAACACCACCGAAGAGAGCGGTAACGGCATACATCATCAATACTGCTTGTTTTTGAGATAAGCCTTGTGCCAATAAACGATGGTGTACATGACCTTTATCTGGTTTAAAGATAGGTCGTCCACTAATCTTACGACGTACGATAGCAAACAATGTATCTAATATAGGTAAACCAAGAACGATAGCTGGAACAACTAAAGCAATGGTAGCTGCCGTTTTCACGGCCCCCATAACAGATATAGCTGCTAAGGTATAGCCGAGGAGCATCGAACCGGTATCCCCCATGAATATCTTGGCGGGATTAAAATTGTACCGCAAGAAACCT